TCTACAACCCCAGCGTCGGCACCTACGACGTGATGGTCACGACCGGCCCAGGCTACATGACCAAGCGTCAGGAAGCCTTGGACGCCATGTCGATGATCCTGCAATCCAACCCGCAGCTTTGGACTGTAGCAGGCGATCTGTTCATTAAGAACATGGATTGGCCGGGCGCGCAGGAGATGGCAGCGCGGTTCAAGAAGATTCTTGATCCGAAGGTTCTGTCCGAAGGCGATCAGTCGCCTGAGATGATGGCCGCCCAGCAGCAACTGGAAGCTATGACGCAAGAACTGAACCGCATGACGGACATCATCTCCAACGTGCAGGATAGCGTCGCCCAGCGCGAGGTGGACATCAAGGAATACAAGGCCCAGGTGGACGCCTACGACGCCGAGACGAAGCGGATCAGCGCCATGCAGCAGAGCATGACGCCGGAACAGATTCAGGACATCGTCATGGGCACCATCGCTGCGGCGCTGGACACCGGCGACCTGATCGGCGGCGCGCCGCAGATGCGCGAAATGCCTGACATGGAGATGGAACAGCCTGAGATGCCAGAGATGGGCGAAATGCAGCCCGAACAGCCGCCTGAAGGAATGATGGAATGAAGTGCGCGGACTTTGTAGGGATGCTGTTTCTGGCGCGGGATGTGACCCATTCCGCCCACCTGAACACGCGCAGCTATGCCAAGCACATCGCGCTGAACGAGTTTTACGATGGTATCATCGACTTGGCGGACAAGTTTGCCGAAGCCTACCAAGGCAAGTACGGCCTGATTGGGCCGATCTCGCTGATGTCGGCCAAAAAGACCAACAACGTGGTGGAGTTTCTGGAAGGTCAGTTGGCTGATCTGGAGGAAATGCGCTATAAGGTGGTCGATAAGGATTGCACCCCGCTCCAGAACATCATCGACGAGATTTTTGGGCTGTACTACTCCACGCTGTATAAGCTGAAATTTCTGGCGTAAGGATGCCGTATGCCTACCGCAACCTACAACAAATTTCAGCCTGCCATCGAAAATCTGTTTGAAAACATCAATTCAGGTTCTGACACTTGGGTGATCAAACTGGCAACGGCAGTCAACGCTGTTGCCGGAACGATCACTGAAGTTGCAAACGGAAACGGCTACACAACCGGCGGAAACGCCGCAACGGTAACGTCGGCATCGCAAACTGGCGGCACCTTTACCTTGGTCTTGGCCAGCCCGGCGGTATGGACGGCGTCAGGCGCCGGGTTTTCGTTCCGATACGCGATCCTGACCGATAGCACCACAAGCACAAACGTGGCGTATTGGGATTACGGGGCTTCACAAGCGGTGGCATCAGGCGAAACAGTCACTGTCACGCTTGACCCGACCAACGGCGTTTTCCAAGCCACGTAAGGGGGCGCACGTACCGTGGCCACATTCTACCTTGACCAAGACGGCGGCAACGACGCCAACAACGGAACGACTTTTGCCTTGCGTTGGAAGACGATCACGTCGGGCGCTACGGCTGCGCGCATCGCACCGGGCGATACCATCAGGATTATGGCCTCGCCTGATCCGACCAGCATCGGCAATGCGACGTGGACGGGTGGCGGGCGTCCTGCTGCCGTAAACATACTATTATCTACTCTTACCACGCCTATTGTTATCACCACCTCGTCGGCGCACGGGCTGGTGACGGGCGACTATGTGTCCGTCACGGGCCACACAGTGAACACAAACGCCAACGGTGTCTGGAAAGTCGGCACTACGCCCACAAGCACCACGTTTCAAATTCTCCAGATCGACGGCAGCAACACCACAGGTAACGGCATCGGCGGCGCAACTGGCAACATCACAAACGCGGACAACCTCGTCGTCAAGACGGCATCGCCGCTGGTACAAAACATCGCTCTGTGCGGCGGTCTAGGCCAGAAGCCCGCTTGGACGGCTAGTGCTAACGTCACGGCCACGCAGAGCGCGGCTCAATGGAAAGAGGGTAACTCTGCTGCCAGCATTAATGTTGCTGTCGGCTTTGCAACCGGTAAAGCGGCCTACTACACGCTGCCTGCCACGCTTGACCTTTCCGCCTACCAACAAGTGACTTTTTGGATACGCCAAAACCTTGGAACTCGAGGCGCTGCCGGCCAGACGTATGTGGCGCTCTGCACAGACACCATTGGCGACACGGTTGCGCATCAGTGCAACGTCCCTGCCCTTGGTGATATTGGCACATTTCAAACGGTCACGGTCGATTTTGGTACTAACCTCAATGCCGCTATCCGGTCAGTGGCGTTCTACGTCGTCACCGATCTTGGCGTGCAGAATTTTATTATCGACAACATCGTAGCCTGCAAAGCCGCATCCTCTGCCGACAGCGTAACGCTTCAGTCGCTAATCTCCAAGAGCGACGGTACGGGCGATGAGGCGTGGTACGCCATACAATCGCTGAACAGTGATGTTATTATGCTGGCAAACATTCCTAACGATACCAGCCAATCCACCGGCCTTCGAGGCTATAATGGCACTACGCAGACGGTGACAACCTACAAGCGTGAGACGACTAAAACCACGGTGGCTGCATTCAACGCGGTTGTGGCTGCTGTTAATGATAGCGGCACCAGCGGCAACCCCATCATCTATAGCGGCGGCTGGAACAGGACAGATATGTCCACGCAGACCGGTTTTACGTGGTATGATGGAAGCAGCGGTAATGGCATCGGCTTGCAGGCCAGCGCCCGCAGCTTCATTCAGATCGACCGGTTAAATTTCTGCCGTTACCAAACAGGCATCCAGTTTGCGTCTACCACAGCAGACATCACCGTTGGCTCTGCGTACATGACTGCTTGCCAGTTGATCGGCATTGAAACTGGAGCAAGCACATCACGCATTGACTGCACATCGCTGTGGGCGAATAACAACGGTAACGGTGTTTTGTTTTCTGGCATAGGCTCAACTATCACAGATGTAAAACTGGCGTCTAATAATGGCGCTATTGGATTGGATTTTAGCGGGAGCTTCCATGCGGTTGGTTCCGTTATCGGCGGCAACAGCGGCACAAACGCTGCAACTTGCGATATTAGATTTAATGGTCCTTTTAACTGCACTGTTGAAACGGCCACTCTAACCAACAATACGACGTCTCCGGCTATAATTTCTTCGGCTAATGCGTTTGGTAATTATGTTAACGGCGGCAGTAGTTCTGGCCATAGTCAGGGCGTGACACTCACTTCTGGCCAATTGTATCTCAATAACTTTACTATCAACGAAGCCACAGAGGTTGGCAGCAGTGCTATAGCGGGCTTTGTCTACGCCAACCGTCTCGACGACACCGACAACAATAGCTGGGTGTTTCAAACCGGCGTCGGCACCGTGAACCAACAAACGGCAGTGGTAGACAGCCCCGCCACGACCTCATGGCGGATGCGTCCGACGTCAACGACTGCCTCTGCAAACAGCCCGCTGCTACTCAAACTTGGCACCGTGGTCTGCGCCGCCAGCAGCGCCGTCACCGTCACGGCCCGTATGCAGCGCAGCAACACCGGCCTGACCATGCGCCTGATCTGCCCCGGTGGCCAGATCACTGGCGTTTCCACAAGCGTGAGCAGCGACATGACGGCTGCGGCAAATACGTGGGAAACGGTAACGATCACGTTCACACCGACCAAGGCCGGCGCGGTGGACATCTACGCTCACGCGTTCGGCGGCACGACGTTCAGCGGCTACGTCTGCAACCTTACAGCGACACAGGTCTGACCATGTACGAGATCATCGACCGTGAACAGGACGACGCCGACAAGTGGCGCGTCCGCGTGGCCATCAACGGCCAGACCGTGGCGTTCAAGTTTCAGAACGATCCGACAGACGAGGAAGTGCAGGCAGAGGCCGCGCGTTACGACGCGATGATGCAGGAGCAGTCAGATGCCGCTCCCAACACGGACTAATGTCCTAACCCTAGACTTTACGGGCGCTGGGCAGCCGGCGGCGTATATCGAAGCTAAGACGCTCAGTCCGTCTTCGGCGACGCTCGACTACACGCTGGCGGGCCAGCCCGCTTATGGTCTGCCTGGCGCCGCAGCAACCGGCTACACAATTACGGCTGTCAACGGCACGTACCTAGTGAGCGGGCAAAATGCTACGCTATCTTTCGGGCGCTTGCTTTCCGCCCAAAACGGGGTATATTCTGTCGCTGGTCAAGCTGTAGATATTTCGGTGGGCGCCCCGCCTGCCCCCACGCTAGGGATAGAGCTTTTTGTTGAAATCCGTTCGTTTACCGAACGCAGGAGATTTTGATGGCGATCAATCTGAAGGCAATCACTAGCTGCATGGGCTACCAGCAAATTTCAACGCTGAGTAGCGCGCAGAGCCTGACCATCCCGGAAGTTGACCCTTCCACGGGCCTCAAGGCTATGCCGACCATTGCGCTGATCACGCCTGAAACCAACGGTGTCCGTTGGCGCGATGATGGCACCGCCCCCACGGCTTCGGTGGGTATGCCTCTCGCCGCTGGCGTGACGCTTCAGTATGACGGCGATCTGAAAAAGATCAAGTTCATTGAGCAGACCGCGTCTGCAAAGATCAACATCAGCTACTACGTGTAAGGGCGGCGACATGAACATCTCAGGCGATACCCCCGGCGTGGACTACGTTGCGTATTTCACCAAGCAGCTTCCCAAGGACTTGGCCGCTATGGCTGCGCTGCGCGACGAACTGGCGGTTCGTCAGGGCGCGCTGTCGGCGGCTGAAGCGGCGCTTGCGGATCGGGACGCCGCGGCGAAGGAACTGGAAGCAGCCAAGGCTGAAGCCGCAGCGATCAAGGCTGACGCCGTGAAAGCTAACGGCGACGCTAAGTCTGCCAACGCTGCCGCCAAGAACCGCGAAGCGGCTGTGAGCGTCGCTGAGGCCGCGCTGGCCGACAAAGTCAAGACCGTTGAGGCTGATCTGGCTGTGCGCTTGAAGGCTTGCGAAACGCTGGAAGCCGGTCAAGCCAAGCTGACCGCTGATCTGGCCGCGCGCAGCGCCAAGCTGGACGAAGATTCCGCCGCGCTCGACGCGCGCATCAAGGCATTTCAGCAGAAGGTTGCTAATCTCTCTGTCTGAGTAAAACCGTACCGGCGAGGCTCACCGGGAACTCCATAGGGGTTATACATGGACGAGAATGTCCCAAACGAAGCGGATGCCTCCGCGCCGGAACTGGAAGCTACGGCAGCAATCCAGCCCGAAGAAAACACAACGCCGGAAACGCCTGTCGAACAGGAAGCATCTAAGACCTTCTCCCAGGAGGAACTGGACGCCATTGTCGGCAAGCGGCTTGCAAGGGAACAGCGTAAGTGGGAGCGTGAGCAAGCCCAGCGACTGGAAATGGCCCAAGCGCAGAAAGCGGCAGCACCGCCTTCTGATCTGAGTGCCGACCAGTTCAACACCTACGAAGATTACGCAGAGGCTTTGGCCGAACGTAAAGCGGAGGAATTGTTGGCGCGGCGGGAAACCGCCAAGCAGCAACAGGCATTGCTCGAAAACTACCACGACCGTGAAGAAGCGGCGAGGGATCGGTACGACGACTTTGAACAAGTCGCTTACAACCCCAACCTGTCCGTCACGGAGACAATGGCGCAAAGCATCCAGGCTTCCGACATTGGCCCCGACGTCCTGTATTGGCTCGGTTCCAACCCGAAGGAAGCGGATCGCATTGCCCGGCTGCCGCCCATCTTGCAGGCTAAAGAGATCGGAAAACTTGAAGCCGGCATGGCCTCAAGCCCGCCGGTTAGAAAAACTTCAACCGCCCCGGCACCGATTGCACCTGTCACAGCCCGCGCTTCTGGCGCACCGACGTATGATACGACCGACCCTCGTTCGACCAAGTCGATGAGTACGTCGGAATGGATCGAAGCGGAACGGATGAGGCAGATCAAGAAGTACGAGGCACAACGCAACCGTTAATTTGGGACTACCACCATGGCTAACTCGATTCTTACTATCGACATGATCACGAGGAAGGCTCTCGAAATCCTCGAGAACAACCTCGTGCTCACCCGCAACGTCAACCGCCAGTACGACGACAGCTTCGCTGTCGAAGGCGCCAAGATCGGTTCGACCCTGCGTATCCGTCTGCCCGACCGCGCTCTGGTCACGGACGGCGCTGCCCTTCAGGTGCAGGACGACAACGAGCAGTTCACCACGCTGACCGTTGCCAACCAGAAGCACATCGGCGTGAACTTCACGACCGCCGAACTGACCATGCAGTTGGACGACTTCGCAGAGCGCGTGCTGAAGCCGCGTATCTCGCAGCTTGCCTCCAGCATCGACGCTGACGTGGCCAACGCCTACGCCACCATCGGCAACACGGTCGGCACCCCCGGCACCACCCCGGCCACTTCTCTGGTTCTGCTTCAGGCCCAGCAGAAGCTGAACGAAAACGCTGCCGTGATGTCGCCGCGCTACGCGACGGTCAACCCGGCTGCCAACGCTGGCCTGGTTGAAGGCATGAAGGGCCTGTTCAACCCGACCGACACCATCAGCAAGCAGTTCAAGAACGGCATGATGGGCACCGGCGTGCTTGGTTTCGAAGAAATCAACATGTCGCAGTCGATCAAGCAGCACACCACCGGCACCCGCAACGCCACCGGCGGCACGACCTCGGCGGCTGTTACGGCTGAAGGCGCCACCACCATCGCCATCACCGGCGCTGGTAACGCGGCTACTGTCCGTGCTGGTGACGTGTTCACCGTGAACGGCTGCTTCGCTGTGAACCCGCAGACCCGTGAAAGCACTGGTTCGCTGTTCCAGTTCGTCGCGCTGGCCAACGTCACGTTGGGTAGCTCGGGCGAAGGCAACATCACTGTTGCCCCGATCTACTCGGCTTCCAACGCGCTGGCCACTGTGAACTCGCTGCCGGCTGGTTCGCAGGCTGTCGTGTTCGTGGGCGCTGGCAACACCCAGTACGCGCAGAACCTGGTGTACCACAAGGACGCCATCACCTTCGCCACCGCCGACCTTCTGCTGCCGCAGGGTGTCGATATGGCGTCGCGTCAGGTGCATAACGGCATCAGCCTGCGTATCGTTCGTCAGTACGACATCAACAACGACCGTATGCCTTGCCGCATCGACGTTCTGTATGGCTACAGCACGATCCGTCCGCAGATGGCTTGCCGCATCTGGGGCTAACCTGAAATCGGCCCCCGGTTCGCCGGGGGCCAACTTCTTTGAAAGGATTCTACAATGTCTCTCCCCAATGGCGGCGGTGGTTATCAGGTCGGCGACGGCAACCTGGACGAACCGCTTATCGACGCAATCCCGCTTCCGCTCTCGGTTGCTTCGACCGCGACCCTGACCGCGGCCCAAGTGCTGAACGGCATCCTGCTGGTCGGCAGCGGTGCCACCACGGCGCAGACCTACACGCTGCCGACCGTGGCGCTGCTGGAAGCTACCCTGTCCAACTCGGATAAGGTTGGCACGTCGTTCGTGTTCCGTGTGGTCAACCTCGGCACGTCGTCCGGCACCGCGATTATCGCCGCCGGCACTGGCTGGACGGTGACGGGTTCGCTGACCATGACCGTTCCGGTCACGACCGGCGCGACTATGATCGCCCGCAAGTCTGACGTTGGCGCTTGGACGCTGTACCGCGTCAATTAATGGGTTAGCCCCGGCCTTCGGGTCGGGGCTACCTTTTCAGGAGACAGACAATGGCGAACACCAAATCCATTGGCGTTGCTTATGAGGATCAATACCTCGACGGCGCCACCATCGCTAATCCAGTCTACACGGCCAAGGGCGCGGCTCTTACCGCGCAGCTTACCACAGTCACGGCGTCGGCGCCCGGCACCGCGGACTTTGCTGTCCAAGACCTTGTTAACCCCGGTTTTGGGTTTGTAAACTCCAACG